GAATTGAAAGAATAGTAACTGCAATAGACAAAGCCACTAATATTGCAGACGTTGCCGCAGACAAAACTTCAACTATCCACAATGCTCTTACTAGTTTGGAAAATTTCCAGAGCTGGTGCAAAGAAAATATACTCGATAGCACTTTCTGTAAAGTGATGATTAGTATTGCTGCTGTATCCATATGTCTAACTTTAACTCAAAATGTTGCACAGACCTTTTTAACTCTTATTGGAGTTGTGATTAACCTCCCAACTTCAATTGTGAATCTCATCAATTATTTCTACACCTCAAAAGAAGAAATTGTTGCTCAGGCCGCCACCTCAACCACCACAATTTTTGCCAACATCATTTGTGTCTTATTAGCTGCATCCACTTCTCTCGTTACTTCCCCCAGTCAAACCAAAAATTTTGTGGAAGCTATTTCTCCACTTAGATCAGTCTCTACTCTCATGAGTTTTTTTTACCAGTTGTGTGGATCCCATAATACAAGCCTTTCTTGTACACGTTGTGGGAGTTCCAGCAGTTGATGATTTAAATACTGCTGATGCCAAAAACGTTTCTGAAGCCATAGAGTTCTATAACAGTAGAATGTATAATTATCCTGCTGTTATTGGACTTAATGGAGCTGATAAAGCCACACTTGCCAAAAATGTAGAGACGCACTACTTGAATTTAACTTTCATTTATGAGAGATTATGCGCCAAACCCTCTACAAAAGTTTTACCTATTTGTTCTGCTATTCAGTCGTATGTGACTAAGTACCAAAAATTTATAAATGATGAGCCATCTCTTGGTCTCTCAATTAATGTCAAAGTATCTCGAGCCCCATTCACTGTTATGATCTTAGGCCATCCAGGAGTTGGCAAATCTTCAATTTCTAACGAGATTGCTAGAGTTTGCTATACTAGCGATGGTCTTGAAAATTGGGACCAAAGTCAAATTTATCCCCGTACCACCTCCCAGTATTGGGAAGGCTACCACAATCAACATTGTGTTAGATTTGATGACTTTGGTTCTATGCAAGATACTGCAGGTAACCCCAACCCTAATTATTCAGATTTGATCAACCTTGGTGTTGACGGTCTGAAATCTTTAAATATGGCTGATGTCGTAGGGAAAGGTAGAACTTTCTTTACTTCAAAACTCATTGTCCTCACTGCTAATAACAAATTTAATCCAGTAAGTCTTACCAATCCTGAAGCTATACCTAGAAGAATTCATCAAGAATGGGAAGTTTATTATGATCTTTCCACTCTCTCCGATGATGACAAGTCCCTTTACTTCATCACAAGTCCTGAAGGAAAGTATTCCATAAAGAGCAACTGCCCTACGGAAGTTTATCTACAAACTTTTAGAGCCAAACTCTTAAAGTTGCACGATAGTTTTCCCAGCTCTCCTGACTTCCATTTAAAGGAAGGTGAATCTATCCATTTCTTAAGATGGGTCGATGCCGTTAAAATGCACTACACTGCTCATCATCAACCCAGCACCCATTCAACTGCCATAACTGATGCTGTTAACAAGTACTTAAGCATTCATGATAATAAATTCGCCGGTCCACACGCTCAAGGTGGAGCCTATTCAACTTTCTTTGAAGTTTCTGACATTATTTTTAATGATTGTACTTACACAACCGCCCCCCAGAGAGCTACTGCCATAGCATCTAGTATGGTTAATATAGGTATTGCTGAAATTAGCCCACACTATATCGCCATGAAAGCTCAATGTACAGCTCTGCTCACCAAAATCAGCGCAGCTCTCGAAAATCTCTCTAACTGTGTAACCAGTGCCTCTTATGAAATTTGGATGAAACTTAAAGTTGGTTTTTATCTCTTAACCCTCAATGTGGAAGCGTTCCTTGACCAATATGGTTGGGAAGTTCTCTTATCCATGGGAACTGCCATGCTATTTGCAATATCGTGTATTACAATAACTATTGGTTTGTCAGTAATAGCCAAACTTGCCACTTCACTTTTCTCTGGTGATAATAACACCTCAGACTCAACTTGTGTTTCTCAAGAATATCGTAAAG